GGATAAATAGGCAGACAAAGCTTCTACTTGAGCTATTTGGGCTTCATCCATTGTTATTTTTTTGCTCATAATATTTACTTTATGCTGTTGATTCTTTTAAAAACTTATTATACCGCTTTTCAAGGTGTTTCCTTAATTTAACGGCTTCAGTAAACTCGGATAATAACTTATCTAGCTTTTCGTCTGATTCCTCGCCTTCTACCTTGTCTATTTCTTCCATTATAGCAAGTTCTCTATCAAAAGTTTCAGCGAGCATGCCACGGTTTACAAATCTTAGCATTAATGCCTTATTTTCTTCGCTTTTACCGGTAATTTCAATTGTGTCTTCCATATATATGACCTGTATTTAGTTGTGATCGTTAACAAATTCTCTAGCGGCAGGTAGCAGAGCTTTGAAATATAACTCATACGCCCAAGGCTCTTGATTTTTCATTGCTTGTTGTACAAATTTATATGCTGCTAAGCGATCCTTTAGCACTGCTCTGCTTAAACTCTTATCATTAACCTTCGGTCTTCCTTTCGGATTACCGCTAGTACCTTTTTGAAATTGATATTTTATAGCTTCCATAATATTCCTGATTTAATTAATTACAATTATACCATTTTTGAACTGTAAACACAAACATTTATGCCTAAAAAACCGCTAGAATATAAGCTTTTCAGCAGTTTTTTATACAAAAATATTAAGAGGAAAATTTGACCTAATATTGATCAATTTACTTTTATCTAAATTAGCCCGTAAAACTTTCCAATCTGTTATAGCCATACGCTTTTAGCAAACTATAACAACGCTCAACATAACGTTTTAAGTCTATGTTTTTACAAATTAAATCTTCCGGTATTTCCATCATAGGATTAGCACCTGACGAATCTTTTAGTTTATTGCCGTTCCCTTTAAAAATAGCAATCCCATCAGTACTGTAATACCAGCGGACTGTTTTACCGAGCTTTTTATCATTAAAGTAAGCTCCATCTGTTGAAGTGCCAAATAACAGGAAGTTTCTTACATCAGCTGCCATAGCATTTATAGTCTCTTCAATAGCAATATTGTCTTTTAAGAAGTTTATTATTGCACTACAACAAGCAGCATCAACACTATTACATCTAAGAGAAGCATGTTGTAAATGACCTTTGCATTTTACTTTGCCGTCCACAGAAATGGCTAAATAATTATTCACGCTCCGTTTATAGATATCTTTGAATGCAACATAACTAGTTTTAAAATTACATTCTGCTTCCCAACGCCTGATTACTTCTTTTAAAATAAATTCTTTACTCTCTAGCGTTTTAACGACAATTCCATCAGTATTAGCAGAAACAACAGATATACCGTTACTCTCTAATTGCTCGATTAACATCAGTAGAGTTAGCTGCCCTGTAATAGTTACATTGAGCAATAAATTAGGTGCATATAAACTACTGTGATTACTGCCTAATTTACCAAAAGTTCCATTTAATATAATTTTACATGTATCACTCTTGATATTATCTCCAGTTTTTTTTGCAACCAGTCTTTCATCGTAGAACTTCTTGTAATCATCAATAAACCTTTCAGGGTAATTATTAGGGATGTATCTGTTATTGATCATAATATTCGGATAATAACTAACAACGTCTATCTCGGCTAAAATCTGATTGCGACCATCAAAATGTACTTCTCTTTCTTGAGAATGCATACCGCCTACCCCTATTTTATACAGCGTATTTCCTATCTGTATCTTATATGGGATATTGATCAGCTTTCCATCACCACCCAGTTGATATTGATTTGCCTTTATTTTTTCAAACAAATCAACTAATTCAGACGAAGTAAATTTTATATATTCAGGGGATTCGTACTTGATATACTTTTTGTTATAAATGTATGGGTAATCTTTGTAAGGAATATTATATTTTGTATTAAATATAGTTTCGGCAATAGCAGCATCAGACTTTGACATTAAGTCAACTTGGTACTGCTTTGAGAAAAAATATCTAAGCTCCAACTCTTTTTCTAGCCTATAGGTCAATGCTTCCGTAACTTCTATATCATTAAAACAATACTCCTTTACCTCATCCATTTGCAGGTCAGTCAAAATGCTATCAGGTTCATAAGGTAAGTCCTGTATCTTCTTAAAACCAATCCTAGCAGCATAAGTTTTAAGCGATACTCCAACACCGGGGGCAACTTCAAATAAATCTATATGTAGCTTTGTATCACAATAGGGAATTTTAGCATCTTTTAAAAGCTTCCATGCAAACATTCCTCTGGGTTTATTAATAAGTTTATCAGAAGCCTTTTTTATTAATGCCGTACTTACTCCGGTGAGTGCCACGCGTAAAAGCGGTATATCATATTCCTTGGAATTAAACCCAACAGTAACATACTCCGAAAGTATGAGTTTTATTTCCTGTATTTGTTGCCTTGTAAAACTGCCGTTCCCTCTTATTTCATAATACTTACGCTTACCTTGGCATAAGAAGCCAATAGAGTAATAATTTGGATAGCATTCACTATCGAGATAAACGGCATCGTTTAGTATCTTTGTTATTGCTGTAGCTTTGTTTCTATTATTTTCTGTATTACTCATAATTTTAAGTGTTCTATTTCTGATAAAATTATTGAAGTAGAATTGTGTGTCTAATCAATTAACAACTCTTGATGACTGATAGCTGACCGTCATTACCGACAAAAAACAATGCTAGGTAAGTTGTTTCCTACCAGTATTTATAATGGATTGAGGGGCTTAGGTTACCGAGTTACCAGAAAAACAAACAAAACATTTTCAAAAAAAACACGTATATACTAATTCTCTTTAATATAAATCTCTTATTTTTTTATTATTATTATTATTTATAATTATAGATGGTAACCTTAGTAACCTAACCCTTGAAACAGTTATAATAAACTGACATTCAATGGGTTACCTACTATCGCTTTTGTTAGTAATTTATCAGTCAGCATGGTAACTTATTACTTTGCAAGGTAATCATATCATTATCATCTGCAAATAAGGATGGTTTCTGAGGCGGTTTATAATTAGGGTTCTCCTGTACTAGAAACTTTTTCTTGTTTTTGCGATATCTAACATTATGTTTCTTCAATATGCGTGCTACCTCTACAGCACCGACTCTTTCCTGAGCCTTCATGTCTAACGCTCTGTATATTTGGGTAGCTCCTAACCACTCATTCTTTTGGTCGTTATCTTCTATATCCGGAAAAATAAAACGCTCAAACAATAACTCAGTATATGGGCATGTCTTAATATGGTCTTCATTGCAAGTATTGAGTATTTGCTCTTCATCTTGTTGTAACCACCAAATTTCACCGGCTTTATAATAGGTTCGTATTTGCGCCCAAAATTGCTGCATATCTATATCATGCTTGTAATTTATACTTTCTACAGGTATCGTCCAAAAACGAGAGTTGCCTGTTGGATCTACCAAATACTCATGGTCATTGACCGAAGCACAAAATACGGTACGCCTTGGCAATCTGTTATCTACTCTGCCATACGAAGGTCTGAATACATCCTTATTACTGGTCAGAAAAGCTTTAATAGCCGCTACATCTTTCTTCATGGTACTATCTGCTTCTCCTAATTCTACTATTGCATGGCTTGTTACACGGGAGATACTATCCTTATTGGTTGGGTCAAGAGTAGCACCCTCAAGGAAATATTCTTCTACAGGCGGCGGTAGTAGTTTTTTAAACCATGATGTCTTGCCTATTGATTGCTGACCCTGAAAGATTAATACTCCTTTTGAGAATACACCGTTTGGTTCTTCCATAGCTGCTATAAAACTGATAAACCATTTACGCAAAAAAAGTTCCTTATGCTCTTTTTGATAATGATCAGGCGTTATAACCGTATCATACATAGCCTGTAACCTGTCTATCCTGTCCCAAGACTTTGACATTACCCATTCCGATATCGGATTATAAGGATTAAGCGATGCTTCTTCCGTACATAGATCAGGACCGATTCTCTTATTACCTCCAAAATTATTGGCCGTAATTAAACTTTCTATCCTAACCAACCTTGATGCATCTGCCGTTTCATCTAGATATTTATCCCCAGGTAATATTATTCTGTCTCTTTTAGAAACGACATTGCGAACTATTTTGATGCCGTATGCATTGATCAGCGTTTTAAAATTTTCTATTGTTGCTTTTGGCGGTTTGGACTCAATATACTCGTCAAACATCATCGGCGGTAATTTTTTATCAAGCGGATAGATGATGGTGTTTGTCCTGTTTTTAAATTCTTCTACTTCAATTTCACGCCTTACTTTTGACAGTAAAGCTCTTATACTAGTTATTCTTAAAGATGTTTTTGCTTTGATTAATGATAGGTAATATTCGGCTTCTTGATCGCTACAATGCTCTGCTATATTCTTTATTACAGGCATTAGCATGTCATCTTTTACTTTATCGGTAAATTCACTGATAGCAAATAAAACTTCCTTCTCAAACGCCTCTAAACGCCGATCTTTAATACGCTTTAGCACTGTTAGGAATGTTACTTGCTGAGCATTTGATTCCTTACTAAAGGATTGCCATTTATATTTTATTTCTTCAAAAGATTTATACTTTTCAATGTCATGTCTTGACCATTCATCAGCAATAGACAAACCTTTGTCAGAGCCTTTGTAATAATGGTGCAGCGCCATCAGTACTTCTAACCATTCATCATACGAGACCCTACTAGCCGGATATTCTTCTAACTTTTGTAATACTTCTTTTTCGCTTAAATTAAGGGTTGGAGACTGCCTCTGCTTAGAACTTAACGCTCCCGTATTTTTTATAGTATCTTCGTTTGATATTGCTACCGGCTTAAATTCTTGCGGGTTTAGTAATTCCGCTTCATTTTCCAAGAACCATTTGTGATATTCAGGTTGCTTTACTCCTTCCGGCAAGCCTTGTATTTTAATTGTATTACTAAAATACATAAACTGATTTGCTTTAAAACTAGCCGCATCTATTGCTGACTTAAAACTTAATTTATTAACAAAACTACGTGCTACTCCGTCATATTCAGCAGTCATAATATTTTCAGTAGTAGGTATGAATATTCTAACTTTTGGCTTGCTTGGGGTATGTGATGCCGTTGAATATGCAAGATACGTATAGCTTGCTAATTCTTCCTTTATGCTTGATTCTAATCTGGAAATATCCCCGTCATAATTGTCCAGGTCGAGAACAACGGCGTTGCGATACTTTAGGTTCTCCTTGCGCCTTATGTCTCCGTCAAAAACTCCTGCAATAAACCATTCCGACTCGTCTTTTGCTGCTTTTAACGATTGTTTTATTGCATCATGAGCAGATATTTTTATCTCTTGTCCGTTGACTAGAATTTTATCGTTGTAAAGGGCCTTAACTTCAGTAAATCCTTGCAATTTAGCCCTGAATTCGTTATAATTGTAAGAAAGTTCGGTAAGCTTATTACTAGTTTTACCATATCCGCAAGAAAGAACGATTTTTAAATTTTCTTGAGTTTTGGTTTTATTTTTATCATCATATAAAATAGAATTATTAGTTTTGCTCATACGTTATCTCCGTATCTAAATTGATAATTTAAAAAGGCGGTCGTGCTAACCGCCTTAAATGTTAAAAAGGTGAATTGCCGTCTTCCTGATCATCTTTCATGAGTCTGTAATATTCAGGATGATCAGGGGTAATTGCTTTTTTAATTTCATTCTTAGGCTCACCTTTCATATCCTTGCCGATGCTTATTTCAGCAATAAAGGTCAGATTATCTAAATCGGATAAACTGCTTATTTGACGTTTCTTAATAGCTTCATCAGATCTATCCTTAGAGTATACCCCGCGGCTACTCTCCAAAATTCCTAATATAAGCGCTCTACCCATCTGTTGGTATAACGGGCTTTTTTGACTATGTAGGCCTATTAGAGAAAAAACTTTTTGCCCTTTATACGTCCCACTGAGTATTTTATATTCACATTTCAAGTACACGGCACCGCTCTGCCCTAAAGTTGCCATATTACTATCCCAACCTTCATCCGTGTTATTATACCCTCCTTGCTTAATATCCAAGCGGACTTTTACTAAAGTGCCGTCCGGTATTAGCGGATAGTTAGCTTGCTTTTCAACGTTATTAAAATTAAAAAATGTGTTACTCATGATCTTTCTCCTTATCTATATCCAATTCTTTTTCTCTATCGGTGCAACCGCCATAATATCCGCACTTCGCACTACCACAGTTCAAACATACTCCGTAGTAGCTATTACCTTCGTCAAAATGGTCATCTAAATAACCCATAATTTCCTCCTTAAAATTTTGTTAATAAATTTTTTACTCCCTTTCTTTAGTATAGCTCTTGCTGTTTGCGTAAATACAAGTTCGTCTACTCTAGAAGACAGTAATTCTGTCCTAATAAGCTCCTCTAAGTCTCGGCAAGATATTTTTTTCTCCTGCTTCGCCGTTTCTATCATTTTATTAATGTAAGTCTGACTTATTACCATTAGTATAACTTCCTAAATGTAACTGTATTCTCATCACCTTCCTTAACATCACTTGTATGAATTAAAGTATCAAAGTCTCGGAGGTATAAAATTGTTTGCGTCATCGAATCAACCAAGTCCTTTGATTCCCCATTTGGAAAAGTTATCACTGTTTCTAAAAACTCCTCGGCCATAGGAGTTAGTCTTTCAGGATTTTTCTCTTCGGTGGGTAAGTATACAAGCCCGCACTCAATAAGAGGTGCTGCTCTCTGTACTCTTGCATTCTTATCGCCTTTTGGGGTGTAGCCTATAGCAGGAACTCCTCCAAGCCTTAGATCACGTATTAAAGGATCACCTGTTGCCTTTGCCTCAATAAGGCAAATATCAACAGTTCTTTGAGCAGGCATTGGGTTTTTATGCTCGCCTATATCCTTATAATCTTTAGCTAAGCGCTGAGCCCTGCTTCGGAGTTCCGGATAGCCTACACGACTCCGCCAACTAGAGAGTAGCATCATCCTAAATAGCTCATCCTCGGATTTTTCGCCCCATACTCCCCATGTAGTACAGGCAGAATATGCAGCTGTTGGTTCATCGGAAATTGCCGTATCCCAGCTTTGCAATATGTAATCAAATTTGGGCTTAATGGGACTACCCCAGAGCTTAAACCATTTTTTCTTGAGGATTCCACCGCCAATTGGAGATGGTCTTTGCTGACATTGCCCTGCATATCCATAAGAGCCGAGTAACTTTTTTAACTCACTTACCTGCTTCTCGCCAAAACGTAAGCTGCTGAGTAACTCCCCTTCTTTGTTTCTTGGGTCTTCCCAAACTTTCTTGTCTATGCCAAGTGGAACTGTGATACACTTCCGTTTTTCCTCAAATTCCAGTGGTAAGACTAACTCTACCCAGTCGCAGTCGCTATCGTTCTTTCTGATATAACCGGTTAAATCGTTCTCATGCGTTCTTTGCTGAACAACTATTCGGCAGTCATTAGCTGGGTTATTTGAACGGGTAGACATTCTTTGTGTCCACCAATTAATTACGTTCTCACGTTTTATTTCAGATAAGTCCCCGGGATCGTTAGGGTCATCAATGATAATAATTGAACCGCCTTTACCGACAGTTTTAGATACTACGCTCGTTGATTGCCGATAGCCTGTTTTTGTATTCTGGAAAAAGCTCTTAACGTTCTGGTCTTTTAGAAGAGGAAATCTATATCCCCAATTATCCTGATACCAGTTACTCTCGAGTAAAGCTCTGTTTTTCTGTGCATGCTCAAGACTTAAGGAATTAACGCAGGATACAGTTAAAAACCGCTCACTAGGGTTATGTATCCACACCCATGCAGGAAAAGCTACCGAGATTAAATTGGTTTTACCCGTGCGGGGCGGAACATTAATAATCAGCTTCTTTATTTGCCGCGCGTAAACCGCTTCTAAATGCTCAGCTATAGCTTCAATATGCCAGCTATCAACATAAAGCATGTTACCTTCAATATAAGGCCATGCCGCTTTAAAAAACTCATATAGCGAACTACTTGCAAGATATCGTTCCTTTAAAGCTGCAAGTTTTGATCTTCTGTTTTTTAATTCTGTAATACTAGGGATTTCTACTAAATCAGAGAAACTAGAAGCACAAATAGGCTTAATTACTAGTTCCATGACTCCCCTCCGTCTTCAGGGCCGTTAATAAGCTTGCAGATATCTTCAACTCGCCATGCGGTTATTTTTTTGCCTAATCTTACTGGCTTCGGGAAATAACCGGATTTAACACCTGTTAGCCAAGTTGATTTACTAATAGGCAGCAGTTTTAAGATCGTAGGAAGCCTGACAAAGGCGGCTTTATCTGGTAATAAATGGTGGGTCATATTCAATTGCTCCCTTTTTATGGTTAAACAGTGGAAGCAATATTAATCTGATATGTTAAATACTAAAAAAAATGAATTTTATTTTTTGGGAATGAATTTCATTCTTAGTCTGAAAAAGCTTATCGTATAAGCTATAGAAGTTAAAAAATGCTAAAAAAAATGGAGTGAATTTTGTTTTTAGGAATAAATTTTATTCCTAGTCTAAAACTTTATATAAGATAAGGGATAGAAGTTAAAAATGCTAAAAAAAGCGGTTATTTCTTAGTAGATGGTTTAGAATGCTCCTTACAATATTTTTGAACCATTGTTAATTTTCCGATCAATGTGCTTTTTTCAAAAGTAATATCATATAATTCAATATTTGTACTGCTTTCAACATTTTCAAAATCTTTATATATTACTTCTACCCAATCTCTTATATTTTTTTTACTAAGTAAATTATCATAATTCGCACCGATAAAACCAGCGAAAAGCTTAATCCAACCATTTCTTTCTCCCCCGTGTAAAGGTTTAAGGTCTTCTCTTAATCTCTCATTTTCTTCTTTTAAATTTTGAATTAACATATCTTTATCATTATTTTCTTTTTCTGACCTTTGATATTTTGCTTCCAAATCTTCAGCTTCAGGAGTGTGATGTTCGTTAACAAGCACGTCTAATTTTTGAGGGATAGGAATATCTTTTGCTTTACACCATTTTATAAAATCTAATGGTTTAATTTTATTATCCTGAACCTTTATTGTGTTACATTCTATAGCTCTATTTAATAACTCCAGTAGTGGTACATCTTGATCACCTACTCTTTTTAACACCTCTAGAGTATTAATATTCCATCGAGGATTTAAATCAACCGCTAATGTTACTGCTTCTTCTCGTGTCCAATAACTAAGCTTAGCATAATGTTTTGCCCAATAATTATTTAAACTGATTGAAGTATCATTTGTCATAATATTGTTAGCAAGCCACAACTTAAAAAGTTCTGCTTTAGATGATGGGATTGATTGTATAATACGGAATAATGACTCGGTATTCGCACAGTCAGTTTCACGCATCTTTCCATCAGGTGTTTTTAGTTTCAACCTGTGACATTTTGTCACGACTTCACTGTTTTCTTGAGTTAATCGTTGTTTCAATTTTCTCCAATAAGCACCAGGATTAGTACTATCGGTTAATGCACCTACAACATCAATAACCGAGAAAAACCATGTATCAGATTTTTCGTTATAAACCCTACGAATTTTGTGATCTTCAAAAAGAGCTAAATCATTTTTTGTCATAAATTACTTTTCTATTGATTACAGTTACTTTGCTTTTATTTTTATAATGAATATTAATATTTTTGATATATCCAATTTTACAGTGAGATTCATTGTGCAAAAACTTCATACCCTCATACAATTGGACATGCCTACAATCTAGTATTTTGCCGTCAAATGAAACTACCTGATTTGCTAAACCTTTTTGTGCCAGTTCAAATAAAGTCTCCGTGGCTTTATTTCTATTGATAACGGCATAATCGACAACAGGTTTATCACCTCTAGTCTTTAAATATACCTTGTCTAACGATAATACTTCCTTGAAATTACCGAAGTAATCAAGCTCCTCGCTTATTGTCCCGATAGTAGCTTTAAAATGTTGATAATTATTTTTAACGTTGTTGGTTTTCTTTTTACTCATATGACTTATTCAATCAATAATTTGTAACTTATCAACTACTCCAAAGACATATAGGCTTTTAAAACCATTTGTAGTATTTTTATCCATCAAAGTCGGTATTACCTCTCTCGGAGTTGTTCCGAAAGAAAAAACTGCCTGCTCTTTAGGTAAAAGCATGTAGGTAATTTCTTTAAGCTCTAGTCCTAAACTTTTAGCAATTTCCTTAATCATGTCTCTATAATTAGTTTCTATCCATTGTTTTACAAATAAATTTGGAGCTTTTAGCTCAATGGTTCTAGCTTTCTCGTCAATGATAGGAACTAGCTTGTTACACCAGTTTCTATAAGCATATTCGTCATAAATAACAATTAGTTTCTGGCAGATATCTCCCCATATTCCTTCTGGTAACTTTAGTAGTTCAAGTGGTCTCTGTTGTTCTTGATGTGCATCACTATTTGCCGGTATATTAGCCTTAAACCTAAAATTGATATTTCCTGTTTTAACTGCATCATGTTTTTCATAACGCAAAGCCCGAACCATATAAGCAATAAAGCCATTTTTATAATCAAAACTAGCCGTTATCTTGGGATTTTTAGACATTTTTAAAACTAGCTGGATGATAAAATTATCAGAGAAAGGACGACCTGACTTAGAGCGTAACTCATCACAAGTTACAGGGTCAATTAGAGGTAACATGTCTGTTAGGGTTTTTGGCTTAGCATATGCAAAAGGTTTATAGACCTTTGCTTTTGCTTGAGTCTTAGTTGTTTTTTTCCGTTTGTTAAGTAGTCGTTTTTTAAGCTTAACAGGTTTAATAGATTCTTTTGGAAACAGGAATATTTCTGAAGTGGTATTTTCTTCTATTTTAACTTCTTCAGAAATTAAAGAAGAATTAGATTCATGATCTATATTCTTTTTATCATTTTCATACTTATTATAAGAAGTCGGAAGTGTACTTCCGAGTTTAATACTTTTGTAATATTTATCAGTAGCTTCTAAAATGATTTTACCTCTACAGGTATAACTAAAAACGTATATATTCTCTCTTCTTATCCCTTTAATTTTAATAGCTTTTCGCCATTTACTATGGAATATGTGACTTATTCCTTTTCTTACTGTGCGTAGTTGTCTATCTGTGATCTTGAGTTTTGTACAAAGAAAGTCTAAAGAAAAATATGTAAACCTGTTATCTGATTTCTCTATTAGAGCGTAAATAATAGCTACTAGTTTTAACTGGGATTCGGTTAATGGTTTATCTCTGCTATTATTTTGTGGAATGTCTTCCCATATATCTTTGATTATACGGAAGGAACTAGTCTGTTTTTCTGCATATAAATCTAAATAATATTGATAGGCTTCTTGGTAAATAGGTCTTTGAGCTTTTTGTTCATGTTTTTGTGCTAAATAAGCCATTTTATTTGTTGTTAGTTAATGTAAATTAAAAATTTTCATAAAACCAACAATAAATTTCTTGACTAGTAGGTAATACTCTACTATTCTCAGACCAATCGTTGTTGGTTTTGAAGTAAAAAATAACGGTTGACATATTGCTAGATACATCTGATTGGTTAGTACTAAAAACAAACTTTTTAATGCCTGGTAAGCCTAAAGTGAGTTTTGTTAGTTTAACTTTCTAAATTATTTTATTTGTTCTGAATAAATTATTCCTTTTTTTTATTGTTTATGTTCTGTAGATTAGAGATATTATTTTTTAATGTCAAGAATATACAAAGACTAATTTTGTAAAACTTTTATTATTACTTATGCAGGATAAAGATCTTCTTAAAAGTGCTATTATGCACTTTAGTGGTTACTCTAAAAAATTTCGTGAAGTATTTGATGCTTTAATTGATATATCAATTAATAATAAGGTAAGAATTAATATTAATTCTTTATCTCTTAGTTCAGGGATGAAAAAGTCTACTATATATTTTGCTATACAAAGATTTCAAAAAGATGGATTAATTGAAAAAAATGATCGTCGTTCAAGTGAAATTTTTTTTAAGCAAGATAAGTTGGACCATTATTTATCTCTATTAAAAAATTTAAAACAACATATAGAAAAAAAATAATATTCTTAATTTATTCTTATTTTAGTCTTGACAATATAATTTCCATACATTATACTAATCCATAAGTAAGGCATAAAAAAACGCCTTAAGTTTACGGCTTAAGACGTTTTTATAACCTTATAAGTGGCAAGAATTTATTAGTTTACTAGACGAGTAAAATTCTTACTTTTAATAACCAAATTGAGAAGAAGGTATATATGCAAAATATCTCAAGGCTACCATTATGTCAAGGTGCTTTTTCAAAGTTAAAAAATTACAAAAAAGCTAATGATCCAGTAAATCATAGTAGAATAGACTTAAGAAGTCATGAATTATCAGAAAAAAATATACAAAATTTTGAAGAATTAAGCGTTGCCAAGGCTATAGAAACCTTAAAGAAAATGTTACTACCTACCAAAGAAGCGGTGCAAGTATTTTCTAATCTTGAGCAAGCAAGGCTAGCAGTAAAAATCCATAATGAGCGTCAAGCAGTAAAATTACCAGCTAATATAAAAGAAGTACCTAAATTTTATGAAGCTAAAAACGAACCTGTCGAGTTATCTGCATCTAGCAGGGACAGATTTGCCAGAATCGGCGAAAGAGCAAGGGAAGCATTTATAGAGGAACAGATAGAAAGAGCTAACTTTTATAACATTCCTTATGAAACCTACGGCGATAATTATTACCAGTTAATGCAGGATATAGACCAGTATGAGTATTTACTTAAAAAGGCAAAAGACTATTGTATTGACTGGGATATTTCCGAATATGACCCGCTAGCATTAGAGGAGCTAATTGAGGAAGCTGAGCATAATACTTACACGGCTGATCAGGAATTACGCTCTTACTTTTCATCAACTAGAGGGTTGGAGGTTTAATATGGCTATAAAAGATTGCTTCATTAAGAAAGAAGAGTTTATGAGGTTGCTGTTTACTAAAATTGATGGTGTGGATACACATGAATTGTCCATGTGGCTTAAGTCAAAGACTGACGATGAATTTGTGGTAGTACCGAGAGAGTTCTGTATTTTAATGGTTTTATTTTTAGAAAGGCAAGCAGTAGCCAAAGAGCATTTACTATTTAATTTTCAGAAGGTACTAGGTCAGCTTGAGGAAATAAAGCGTTATTTATAATAATAAAGAAATAAAGTTATTAATATGGAAAACAAGCAAGAATGGTTAAGAGAACGTAAGAATTATTTGGGAGGAACTGATCTAGCCGCTATTTGTGGGTTAAGTCCATATAGAACAGCTCTTGATGTATATCTTGATAAAACCAGCGATAATATTGCTTGCGAAACTAACTCTGCAATGCACTGGGGAACTCTTTTAGAGGACGTTATTGCTGAAGAATACGGAAGAGTTAGTGGTTGTAGAATAGAGAAACCCTCAGCTCCTATAATACATTCTAAATATCAGTTTTTAGGAGCTAATATTGATCGGTGGGTAATATCTACTAATTCACCTTATATTCTTGAATGCAAGACTGCTGGTTTTACCAAGGTTAAAGAATGGGGCGACCCGGGTACTGACCAAGTCCCCGAGTCATATCTGGTGCAAGTTGCTTATTATGCTGCTATCTGTGACATTCCAAAGGTTGATATAGCAGTACTTATCGGTGGACAGGATTTTAGGATTTATACTTATAACAGAAATAAGGATTTAGAGGATAAAATAGTCAAAATAGGCATTAATTTCTGGTATAACCACATAGAAAAAAGGATACCGCCTAAGTGTGTTAATACAAGGGATACATTCAATCTGTTTCCGCAAAGTAATTATCACGAAATAGTAGCAGAAGATAATATTATAGAGAAATTGGAACAACTTAAAACTAAGAAAGAAGAAGAAAGTAGGATACAAAGCACTATTGAAAAGCTAAAGACCGATATACAGGAATTTATGAGAGATTATGACGTGCTAATTGATAATCAGGGGAACGTAATAGCTACGTGGAAAAATACAGCTCCAAAATCGCTTGTTGACCTTAAAACATTTAGGGAAAAATATAGAGAAATATACGAGAAATGTATAAAATATGGTCAGCAATCGAGAATGTTTTTAGTAAAATGAGAAAATATCCAGTGCCAACTAAAGAAGAAGCAGAAGAGTTAAAAAGATTAAGGCAAGAGGCGGGTATGACTATCCCTCAAGTAGCTGAAGCTTTACATACTAATCAAGCAAGGATTAGCGACTATGAAAACGGCAAAAGAGGGACTAATCCTGATTTGATAGAAAAATTAAAAAAACGTTATAAATTAATCATACAATATAATACCTAGAGGGGGATTAAACATGAATATAATAGAAGCTATAAAAGAAGTGTTTAATTTGTATAAAGATTTTAACAAGAAAATAGAAGAGGAGGAGATCAAGGAAAATGAGTAA